GCTCATATACAGCGTAGAGGATACAATGGCACATTATGCAAAAGTATTAGATGGCGTTGTCACAAAGGTAATTGTAGCCGACCAAGATTTTATAGATAACTTGGTTGAGACAGAACCCGGTGAGTGGATACAAACTTCTTACAATACTTATGGCGGCGAACATCTTAACGGCGGAACCCCATTAAGAAAAAACTTTGCTAGTGTAGGTTACACTTACGATGCGGCAAAAGATGCGTTCATTGCGCCACAGACTTTTCCTTCTTGGGTGCTTAATGAAACTTCTTGTCTATGGGAACCCCCCACACCACATCCAGATGATGGTGTTTATCGTTGGGATGAAGAAACAACTAGCTGGGTAAAAGAGTAAGTAGTATGGCCAAGAAACCTAAACTTACCAGAACAAAGTCCGGCGTGGTGTACAGGGGTGAACGCTTCCCCGGTGTAAACAAACCAAAACGTGCGCCAGCATCAAGCAAGAAGAAGATGCGGGTCCTCGCCAAAGAAGGTGACAAAATGCGTGTGATTGAGTTCGGCGCAAAAGGTTACGGACATAACTACAGTGCCGGTGCTAGAGCCAACTTTAAAGCTAGACATAATTGTAAAACAGCAACGTCAAAATTAACGGCTCGTTACTGGGCTTGTAAAAAATTGTGGGCTGGTCCGGGCGGCAGTAAGAAGTCACCACCTAAAGGCTCAAGGAGAAAGTAATGTTTACCGCTTCTGTTTTCTTTTGCTGGATAGCTTTTGGGGGACATCAATGTTTAGTGGCACAAGATATGGAAGGCCCTTATTTGAAAGAAGAAGAATGTCAGACAAGGTTAAAAGAAATGGAGTTTATCATTCACAAAAACATACCTATGTCCCGCGTCAGGGCAAAACTATGTGAACAGATACAAGAAGGAAATATCTGACAAATGAAACCACGGTCTAAAACAGAATACATAGTCATTCACTGTGCTGATACCTATGAGACTATGGACATAGGCGCGGAAGATATTCGCAAGTGGCATGTCGAAGAGCGCGGCTGGTCAGACATCGGGTATCACAAAGTTATTCGCCGGGACGGCACAGTTGAAACAGGTCGAGACATAGACGTGTCTGGCGCACACGCCGCTGGTTATAACTCAGTGTCTATAGGTATATGTCTAGTAGGTGGTAGAGGCGAAGATGATGAGGCTGAAGATAACTTCACGCCACAACAATGGGAAAGTCTGGAAGAGTTAGTAGATGAATTACAAGCTAGTTATCCAGATGCAGAGGTCCTTGGGCATAGGGATTTACCAGATGTGCAGAAGCAATGTCCCGCATTTGATGTGCGTAGCTGGCTGTTCTCAACCAAACAATGAGGTGAAGTCATGATGATGAAAAAGAAAAAGAAGAAGAAAAAGGGCGGCTACGGCTACTAATTAGAAGGAGATTGTTATGCCGAGAGGACCGGGAACATATGGTTCAAAGATGGGAAGACCCCCATCAAAAGCAAAAAAAGCTAAAGGTCTGACCGACAGACAAAAAGCTACCTTAAAAAAACACTCTGTTCATCACACAGCAAAGCACATGAAAATGATGCGTCAGTTAATGATGAATGGAATGTCATTTACTCAGGCACATAAGAAAGCGATGTCGAAAGTTGGCAAGTAAAAAGAAAATGAAGCGGCCAAATAAAATATGCGCGGCGGGTATCGCTTGGGCAAAGCGTACCTTTGACCGGTATCCATCAGCGTATGCAAACATGGCCGCTTCTAAATATTGTAAGGACCCTAACTATGCCAAAGGCGCAAAAGGCAAAAAGCGCAAGAGGAAAAAGTAATGGGTGAATTAAAGAAATGGGTGAAGCAGAAATGGGTGCGTATTGGAACTGATGGAAGTATCAAGGGGCCATGCGGCACATCAAAAAACAAGAAGAACCCAGACCGTTGTCTACCACTCGCGAAAGCTAGGAGCCTTACAAAGGCACAGAGAGCGGCAACAGCAAAAAAGAAGAAGGCTTCAGGCAAAAGAAAACAGTTTGTGCGAAACACCCCTGCCGCGAAGGTTTCTTTTAAGAAGGGAAGAAAGAAGAGAAAGGGCTAATGTTCAACCTTGGGAATAAAATATGGACCCTATTACAATCGCTACTGCCGCATTCACCGCGATTAAAACTGGTGTCAGTGTGGGAAAAGATTTGCAGTCGCTTGCTGGAGATATCGGTAAGCTCTGGGGAGCTATTGACCAAATTAAGGACGAACATAATACAGCAAAATCTAAACGCCGTGGCTCTGTTGAAGAAGAAGCTCTCCATACTTTCATGGCTAAGAAAAAAGCTGAAGACATGGAAGATGCCCTTCGGCAGATAGTATATGCCACACGCGGTGTCAACGGATGGAATGAATTAGTCAGGCTTAGAGCGCAGATAAGAAAAGAAAGATTAGAAGAAAAACACCGCCAACAAAAGAGAGCGGACGAAATAAAAGAGATTATCTTGGCCGGTGTACTGGTCACAGTTTTTTCCAGCATCCTGTGTTTCTTTGCATGGTTTGTTTGGGAAGCAAAAAAAGCTAGAGGTTAACATGGATATTTGGAAAACCGCTAAAGAAGTTCTGGGTGTTGTGGCACCTACTATTGGCACCGCTTTGGGTGGGCCGATGGGTGGCGTAGCCGCACGGACTTTGGCTACGTCATTGTTGGGCAAGTCTGATGCGACTGAGCAAGAGATTATCTCTGCGGTGACTGGCGCATCCCCGGAACAGTTAGCCATGTTAAAGAATGCAGAGCTTGAGTTTCAGACAGAAATGAAAAAGCTAGACATAGACCTAGCAAGAATAAACATGCAAGACAGAGACAGTGCTAGACGTAGACAAGCAGAGATGAATGACCACGTTCCGTCTGTGCTGGCTATCATGACCCTCATATCTTTTTTTGGTTACATCGGTGCAGTCACGTTCTGGCCCGGTGGCATTGATGCAGACATAGGGTTTATTAACATTGCAGTAGGTTGGCTTGGCGGGACAGCGTCAACAGTTGTGGCCTACTACTTTGGTTCAAGTGCAGACAACAGTCCTAAGAAGGGAAAAAAATAATGGACATGCAAGACTACCAACAGTCCGCCATAGAGACGGCTATATATCCAGACAGCGCAAAGATACTATACCCAACACTGGGTTTGGTAGGCGAAGCTGGCGAAGTGGCAGAAAAAGTAAAGAAGGTTATCCGCGATGAGGGCGGTGTATTCACAGAAGAAAAGAAAGTTGAGCTTGCAAAAGAGCTTGGTGACGTACTGTGGTATATTGCAAACATTGCATCAGACATAGACATAGACATGAATCTGATTGCCACCATGAACCTAGACAAGCTGGCATCAAGAGCGGAGCGCAACCAACTCACCGGGTCCGGGGATAATAGATAATGGCAAACTTTCAACAACTATCCACATATTTACGTTCACTAGGCCGCGCCGCACTACCAGAAGATATGCGCTCTGAAAAATATACAGAAGCTGATTTCAACGAAGGTATGATGCGTGTGCTGACAGACTTTGTCCAAGCAAACTACGCTGGGAAAAAACCCGGCACATACGGTGTGGACTACCCTGCCCTGAACAGATACTTCAAAGAAGGTAACGTAGTCACAGGCAAAGGCAGTAAGTTCTCAGACGTTGGTGCGTTGAAGACAGTGCTAGGTCAGTTTGATGTTAGGGTAAACCCAGACGGTTCATTCACCATCTTAGATGACTATAACTTTAATCAACAGGATGAGTTTGGTAATCCGATGGCGCGGCAAGCTACTATGGGTGATGTGTTTAGCCGGTTGAACCCTATGCAAGATTATAGAGGCGGATTTACTGACCGCCTCTATGGTGCCGCTCGTATGTTTGGCGGCGTTGTTTTACCTGAAGGTGGTCCTAATTCAATCCCAATTGAAATTAGTATACCTTCGCAAGCAATGCCGGTATCCACTCCGACAACAACTGCATCAGTAACAGGACCTCTTTCTCGCCCATCTCAACCTTCTTTCTCAGACTTGTCTGCTATGATTGCTGAAGCCGCCGAGCAGTCGCTTCAACGGAAGAAAGTGGCAAGTGCGGCACCCAATATGGCATCGCCGCTTCTTTAGATTGATGCTGTTTTAGCTTGTGTCTAAGCCTTAAAATATAATAGCACATGCAGACAAACACCAACGGTTCAATGATGACAAAAATCCAGATGTTGATTTCATTGTATGTCATCCCGATGTGCTGTGCCATCACATTTAGTAAATAAACGCACTGATTAAACGTCCAATCAATTAGTTCATTATAAGTCATTTCATTCCCTTTCTGTCTATGCCCTATGGGCGTTCATACCTCTGACTGCATTGTGCAGGGCAGATGGTAATACGTGTGCATATTTCTGTGTGATAGATATATCAGAGTGTCCTAATATTTCGGACACATACTCTATGCGAAGTCCTTGTGCGAGAGCATTAGTGGCAAAGGTGTGGCGCAAATCATGCCAAACAAAGTCTGTAATGTTGCTATTACGTAGACAAGTCTGCCATGCAGTGCGATTGTCTAACACCCTGTCACCTGTACTCTTGTTAAAGAAGATGAAGCCGCGAAGACAGCGAGGCTGTGTAGACAATGTGTCTAAAATTTTTACCGCCTCATCTGTCAAGGGAACAATACGATGTTTACCATTCTTAGAAATATCACTGGGTATTATAATCTCTTTGCCATCAGGCGTAACCCTGTAGTGTTCCCACTTCAAACTAAACTGTTCGTTCCAGCGCAATCCTGTATGTACCGCGAACTTTATTTGTAGACACAAGTCCTGATTGTCAGACTGTGTTGCCGTATCAAGCAGACGGTCTAGTTCTTCAGAAGTCAGGTATCTAATACGTTCTTGACTATCTTGTAACTGCCGTGTGTCAAAACTGGCCACAGGATTAAACCTTACCCTGTCAGTATCTTCACTCATCCACCAGACAAACATCTTACTTAGAAGACGAATGTCACGTAAGATGGTAGCATCTGTGACACCGCTTTCTCTACGGGATAATACATACTCTTTAATCTTGCGGGTGTTGATATTAGACAGCATTGTCCCAGAGAAAAACAAATCTAATTGTTTACTGCTAACTAGATAGCGTTCTGCTGTGCCGCGCTTAACTGCCCTTTGGGTAAAAGAACAGTCCGTGATGCCGCAGTATTCTTTTAGAAAACCTGTCATGGCCTCTACATAAGATATATCGGAATGATTGATTTGGTTTTTTGTAATTTCTTCTAGACGTAACTGTTCAGAGATACGGCTGGCCTCACGTTTAGATGTAGCCTTTGTAGCCTTCCTATACTTCTTACCATCTATAAAGAACTGGGCATACCAAGTGTTGCCCCTTTTGTAAGCTGTCATTTTTTTTCCAGTCTGTGCATTTGTTTATTTGTATTGACAACATTATAATGGTGTTAATATATTAGGTTGTCAACAAGGGTTTTAAAAAAATGACAGATGAAATGTATATCACTGACGTAGATATTTATCTACAGAACATCAGAAGATGGGTAACAGCAAAAGGTTTTTCACCGCATGGGCTGGCTCTTAGCTGTGGTCTTGGACCCGGCACTCTAGCCAAAATGTTTAAACCTGAATGGAACCCAAGGGTCACTACACTGAGAACCCTTGAGGCTTTTATGCTGGATTATGATGAAAATCTAAAGAAGTCTTAATTGGTCTGACGGTAGTTCCTCAATATCATGTAGTGCTTCGATGAGCCATTGAAGATAAACGGACGCTTTACGTAGGTCTTCAATCTGGTTCTTATCGCGGAACCTATGAAGATATTTTTTAGCGTTTCCCTCACAGAAATATGAGAAGCCTACCGGACCCATACTATCTTTGATGTAATCAATACATTCAATATTCCCCCGCGTATAGTGCGGGGGATTATCAACCATGTCTTTTTTATCTTCTTGTCTCATCTTCCAAAGCATCCAATCATAATATCTTTCAGGTTCTTTATCCATTATTTGGCTCTTCTACGGGTTGACCGTGTTCTATCCAGCTATTGCAATCATTGCAGTGGTAGTTGCTGACGATGTACCCCACACCGTCAGCATCTTCTGTGTCGTGGTCACTGCCCCAAATCATGGGCTTCTCACACTTGGCACAATTAAACACCACAGCTACCACCATGTCCTGTGATATCGCAAATGTCATGGGTCTCGACAGCTTCTTCAAACTCTTCACCCAGTTTGCTCTTTGCCTCTTTGTACTCGACAGAGACCAAAGGCTGTCCACCACGCGAACCATCTGGGTAGCAAGTGAATCCACGCAGACGGTGCATGTATTTCGCAAGGGTCTCTGCAAACGGACGGACTGTGTCCTCGTTGTTCAGCTTGGAACCCCATGACGGTAGATTGATTGTGCTTGAGATAGACATGTCTACATAATCTTGCACGTCTGCTTGGAATGCCATGCGGCGTTCATAGTCCGCAGACAAATCCAAGGCACTCTCAATCTTCTCTGGCTTGATGTCATAGCGGTCAATCACAGCTTGCGCCGCCGCATCCACCACATACTGATAGTGCCACTTGCTACCGCCCTTCAGATACCGCCGCTTATATGCAACAGCAAACAGCGGTTCAATGCCTGTAGTTGTAGCGGCCAAGATTCCGATAGAACCAGTTGGTGCAATGGCGCGAACCTTGACCGGTCTGCTTATGCCCAACTCATCTGCTGATTTCTTTGACACATGGTCAGACACAGACTTGTAGACATGCAACCAGCGGTGCATCTCTTCTGTAACTTCATACCGCTGTCCGCGCTGTAACAACCACTCATGCATACCCATGAGACCTAGACCAAGACGGCGGTTCTTTTCACGGACCTTATATACTTCATCATATGGAAGCTGTGCTTTGAGTGTGCCACAAATCAAGAACTTGGTAGATAATTCTACACACTGACGGAACTCAGCAATGTCTTCTATTCTAGACATGTTTAATGAACCAAGATTACAGACATCACTATCATCTTCAGATGTGACTTCTGTACATGCGTTACGCAATGTCTCTCTTTCATTCTCAAAGAAATTAAAACTAAACCCCGGCTCCGCTGATGATAGAGCCTGACGTGTGTTGTCATAGAACAACTCTGGCAACTTCCCAGTTCGCCAATAATCTTCTAAGAACTTAGTGTCCCAGTTGACAGAGATATTGGTCATGTCTAATGGGGCCGCATAATTAAAGTCAGCTTCTTTCAAATCAGCTACGGTCTTGTCTGTGCCAGCGACCGGCATAGACTTCCAATCTTTAGCACGTAAGAACGCTTCAACGTCTGAGTGTTGCCAGTTCAGAGATGCATAAATAGCTGAACGTCTGCTACCGCCCTGCATGACACGCCGACCAATCTCATTAATAGCTGTCATCAAATCAATCGGGCCTGATGCTACACCGCCAGTCCGCTTGAGTGGTGCGCCCTTGCCACGCAGTATAGAATAGTCCACACCAATGCCACCGCCAGACATCAGACATGACATGGCTCTCTGAGACAAAGCGGCCCATTCTTCACGGGTGTCCTCTTGTGCGCGAAGTAAATAACAGTTGTTAAAAAACTTTGCGGGGCGGCCAGCATAATACAGATAGCGACCACCGGGGATAAAACGCATAGTCGCAATCATCCATTTCAATTGGTCCACTTCGGACTGTGGTAGCACACTGCCGCAGACATCATCGACCAGCGTGTTCGCCAGTTCTTCCCATGTCTCTGCGCCCTCATGGCTGTACTTGTGGTGGAAAATACTTTCTGCAAATTCATTGCGGAATACGGAAGTGTTTTGTTTATACATCGCGGACATAAATAAATACCTTACTTTGCCTCGCCCCAAGTCTTGCCAATGTCACCTTCGACAAGCCCACGTTGAGGTATATTTTCAAACAAAGACGTTGCGGCCCATCGCATTGTCTCAAGCATCAATGCCAATGTTTCTTCAGCGTGTTCATCAGGAACTTCAGCAATCAGTTCATCGTGAACAACGTGAACCAGATAGGCTGGAATATCCCCCCAGATTTTGGGGAACTTACTAAGAGCCAACAGCATTATCTCTGCCGCACCCCCTTGACACGGCGTATTAATGGACTTGGTAAAAAGCTGAGTAGATTTGAACGGAGCGTATACCCGTCCCTGCGGTGTCCATAAGAACCCGCTCCTATCAGCCCTTTCCCGTGTCTTTCGTATCCAATCCCTGAGACCTGTATAGAGGTCCAACACTTCGTGCTGAATTCTACCGGCCTCATGAACCGTAGTTGGATGCCCGTTGGTAGTCAGCACTTGTGCTAAACCCCTTGGCCCCTGACCGAATAGAAGACCAAAGATGCAAGCCTTTGCGGCCTGACGCATCCACTTTCCCTCACCAGCTTTGAAGTAATCGTCACCGGTCTCGTTTGGATAGTCACCTTTAAAACAGTGACGGGCAGTTAGAGTGTGAATATCCAAACCGTCTTCTATCGCTTCCAGCAAAACCTTGTCTTTTGACAGAGCCGCTGGGACGCGAACTTCGATTTGACCATAGTCACACACAACGAGACTATGGTCAACTTTGGATTTAAAAAGATGTCGGAATTCTGGTGTTGCATTGATTGTTTGCAACGCTGGTTCGGTTACGCTGAAGCGTCCTGTTTCCGTGCCACCGATGCGGAAGTTTGCGTGTATACGCTGAGATACAGGGTTAACAAATCGTGTAAACTTCTCGCCCAATGTGCTGTTGTTTTTCTTTGCATCAGCCCATTCCGCGAGGGCCATCAACGGTGGTCTGAACTCTTCCACAAGTTGAGTAATGTTTTCGAGAACCTCAACCTTGCCAACCTTTAACTGACCTGTGTCTGTCTTCGGCCAGTTGTCTGTAGTATATGGCTCACGTAACATCAGGTGATACCGCAACCAATTCGCAACTTGGGTTGTGCTGGCTGGGTTCTCAACGATGGGTGCGCCGTCCGCGCCACAAGAACTGAACAACTCAAGAGACTTCTGTCTACCTTCTGTGTCTCTGTCTGCCATGTCTACACACAGCTTGTCATGAGCCGTGCTGTCAAACCCGATGCCGTTGGTCATAACCTCATTCACCGCTCGGATACTGGAGCGCATAAGATTATAGACCCATTCACATTCTTCATATGGAGTGCGCTTGCTGTCCTTGACCAGAGCAAGCTGGGCCTCATGCAACAGCCAAGTGGCTACCACGTCACCCGCCGCATACCGGACTTGCTCTGTGTCTAAGTCTGGTTTAGACCAATCGGATGCCTGTTGTTCTTTGCTGGGTTCTTTGTCCAGCACAACGCGACATCTTTCGGCCAGCGTCTTCCGCTCTGTTGTCAAAGACACAAGAGCCTGTGCCTGTAACAATGTACAATGTGGATGTCGCGATGGTAGGATGCCATGCTGGGAAAGCATCTTCACATCAAACTGTGCGTTGTGGGCCAGCCACACAACCTTGTCCAAGTTGAGGAGACGTTTACCTATCTCATCAAACTTACCCAGCGACACAGCCCAGCGGTCTATTACATGCACCGCACCCATGCCGTCATATATCTGGAGCAGTCGAACTTGACCTGTTCCTACATTCAGCCCTGCCCGTTTGACATGTCTGGCTATGTCATTCAGTATGCTACGTGCATCGTCCATCTTATCTTTGACGGACTGTCGGTCTGCCTTTTGCTGGTCAGTCAGCTTGGCAATGACAGGAAACTTCTCAAACTCCTCGCGGATTGTGTTGTAGTTGTCCTGTTCAGAGCGGTATTTTTCTAACAAAGACATGACAGCCGCTGTCTCAACATCGACAGACAAAAGTAGCGGGTCCATATGTGTATGGAACTTTAACTTCTGGTCAAACTCTTCAAGCATGATGTCTACGTCAGCATCAGTAGTGATGAAGTTGAGTTCAACACCATGCATGAAGTCATGATATTTTGGGGTGGCGGCTGTTACACCGCCCCCTAACACGTCCTGTAAGTCTGTCATAACTATTCCAACGGGATATCTTTAGTTGCAGACGAACCTTCTGTAGACACTGTCTCTGTCTGGACAGTCGGCTGTTCGTCTGGTGTCATCCATCTACAAATTTCCATTGCTGGAATTTGCACCTTGCCATACTGCTTATGTTTGTAATGGTCAGAAGAAAACTTCACAACTGGAACTTCATCCCGATGTGCGCCACTGCGAACCTCTTTGACCCACTGCTTAATCATCTCACCTGTGGCACGTTGCGCCCCATTAGATGTACCAGTGAACTGAGCATATATGTTGGCTTCCACACCCATAGTTGGAAGGATGTTCATTTGGAAGCGAACCTGTTTACCCCAGCCATCATTACCCTGAGTATAGGGTCCGTGGTCTGGCAACATATCCTGTGATGCCAGTTCTTCACCAAGGCCATACCAGATTTCATCTACGAGTTGGCCGTCCTTCCAACACACCCAGCCAAACTGGATATTAGGTAGGTCCGGCACAGCCTCAAAACTGTTCTCAGGGAACGTGTCTTCCTCACGCCCGATGACCCACTCACCTTTTTTAAACTTAATATACTGCATACCACCGCTGGTTAAATCAGCGGATGCTGTCTCAAGAGAGTTGGCAAGGGCATCAATGTTCGCGACATCGAACTTCGGGGTTATTGCTGTTTGTGACATATCTTTGTTCCTTTTACTATTATGTCTGTTTTTAGATTAGGTGCGTAAAGTAACAGAGAGACGAGGTGAATATTCACCATCAGTTTGAAAGTCGCTAGGTTTTAGCCCCGCTTTTTCAAACTTCTCTTTGTCGTAACGCGGTGGTGATTTCTGTGCGTACACAGAAACCGAACCCCAGTCAGCTTTCACCTTCTTGGTGTCTGCCTCTTGGAGAACCTCTTTGATTTCCTGTTCCACTTCACGTACCTCTTGCTCTTTGTCCTTCTTCACAGACACAAGAGCGTGACGTTTCACAGCTAAATCGAACAAGCGTTGTTCAATAGCCTGTTCATAATTTGATTTTTCTTGAGTAGGCAGTGAGGCAACAATGTCACCGTTACATTGTCTGCGCCAAGCACAGTACTGACACTCGTCACCGCCCATCAGCTTGCCTTCTGGCATAGGTAGTTTGGATGGCTCATACCAGTTGAACACTTCAAGGCTTCTAGCACGTAGACCGTCCGCTACCTTCTGGTCAAAAGGTATGATGAAAGTCTTTATCTGAGACAGAAAGCTGGCATTAACATATGTGATGACAGCGTGTGTCGGCTCGTACTCTGTCAGACGGCGAACTAAATCCATGCCTTGCTGACATTGTAGTACGTGTACGTGTTTAGGTTCTTTCAAGAAATCATACGGGCGCGGGTCAATAGATTTGATTTCATTGTAAACACAGTTGGTCAGTACATCCGTGCCATCTACGTTGAGAGGGAACAAATCCTTAGATACAAACAATCCATCCGGTGTTGCAGACTGATAAGCTGTCTTGTCTACCAGTGTCTTCTGACCTTCATCAGTAGCCCAGAGTAACTCAATGTCATCCGGCAGACTGTGTTGCAGATTTTCTACCACCCATTCTTCAAGGACGTTTCCACGTTCAGCCGCACCAAGGTCCTGAACATAGCCGGTGTCTGGGTCAACACCATGCTTGTCATAAACAAGTTTACGCTGACACTGACCCACTTCAGATGCACCAACTGTCATGGACCGGTTGTGGCCACCCCAAGTTTTGCTCTCTGATTTGCGGTTCATATTCGCCAGTATCATGACCTTGGTGTCTAGCTTAAACATCTTCATCATCTTCCTTATCTATAAGGTGTGAGTAATCACAAATCGGGTTTGGTTTGGCTGGCGCAAAATACATGGCAAATTTACCGGCATCTGTAGGCGGGTGTAATCTCTCGCATGTATCACAGAGCCTTTGTATTGCGGCATGTTGTGCGGTAAAGTGTTCCCCTATACTCTCAGGTGCCTCACCACATATAGGACAAAGCATTGTCAATTCATTGTCGAGTTCAATCTCACCGTTTGTTTTGACAAGGTGATACTCGATGCGATTGCAGTATCTTAAATCTGGCATTGCCCTAACCATTATTTAACTCCTGTGTCTTGACAAAACCCACCGCGAAATGCATCACCTTTCTGCCCCACCATATGCGGTAGTATCTGCCTTTCGCGAAGCCATATATTTTGAAATTGTCGTGACGCTTGTATGTCTTCCAGAGAATAAAGGTATGACGAAATGCCTTAACAGAACCTTCGCCAAGTTCTTTCCAAGGACGTGGCCAGTCATCAGGAATATTTAACTTACCGTTCGCCAGCTTTTTCATTTGCTTTTTTGTCATAAACATTTTTGTCTCCCTTAGTTAAAAGGTTTTCCTTGTCTTTAGCGTACTCAACCAATCACTTGGCGGGGGGACGCTGTTGATGCGGGTACTGGTGCAAAACGAAATCAAAATCACCACCGCACAGACAAAGCATTTGAGTTGGACCAAGACCTTTGCTGGCACTAATTTCGGAGTACCCCCCTGTATCAGGCATTACCTTCCGTATAAGAATTAAATTCAATAAAATCTCCAGAGCGCAGTTTCTCGAACCGGTTTGCCGGTACGGTCCGCGCATCAAAAGAAAGAGACATTGGTTTACCACTGACCATGCTCTCGCCGCTCAGAGTGACAAACATCTCACCATCAGGGCCGTGTTTAATGTCCGTGTTACGATAGATAAAACCAATATTATCAATCTCCATCTTGTGGACAGAACAGCTTTGTTCAACTTCTACTTTTTCCATTTCATATTTCCTTCATCATTTCATCGAAGACGTTGAGGTCTTTACTGAAGTCGCCATCTACTACCTTGTTCATCATGTCCATCTTGCTAGACAGCAACCGGTACAGGACACGGTCATATGTGCCTGACGCTATGACATAATGAATGGTGCAAGGTGTCTTCTGGCCTGACCTGTGTATGCGGTCTTCAGCCTGTAGCATTTCACCGACACTGAATGTTGCTTCAACAATCAGCATCTGGTTTGCGACTTGTAGATTGAGACCGGTGCCACCGGACCCAACCGTGGTAACCAAGACACGGGCTGGATACTTTGCCTTTGTCTCTTGGAACTTGCTAATAGCTTTGTTGCGTTCTTCAGAGGATGTCTCACCGGTGAACCCAACAGCTATGGGTTTGTGTTCTGATTTAGCTTTTCCACGCCTGTTCACTTCAGCAATCAATGTCTTTGCAAGGTGGACGTGGTGGCAAAAGACAACCAGCTTTTCATCTGTGCTATCCAAAAAGTCTACAATCCAATCGACAGACTGTGTCAGTTTAGACTGGCCGATGAACTGGCGTAGCTGGGAGAAGTGTGCCTCACCCATCTGTATAGCTTCGCGGATGTCATAGTAGTCCTGTGTCCACCCCTTGTGCTGAAAGAAGTCCAGCGGAATGACAGACCTTGTCTTGCTAGGTAGGTCCAAGCATTCGTCTTTACGTACCCGATGCATGACGTTCTGCAACTCAGCATGTAGTGCCGGTGCGTTGGTCAGACCGTCACACACGTAACCGAACTTACCCTCATGCCCATTGCAGTAACGGCGAGTAAACTTATACCAATCAAAAAATTTATCTGGGGCAGTCAAGTTAAGGACAGGAAACAAATCTACCGGACGATTAATAATCGGTGTGCCACTGAGACCTAGAAAGTAAGGGACCTTCTTAGCCAGTTTAACAACCGCTTTAGTGCGCTGTGCCTTGGGCGATTTGATGTAATGGCATTCGTCACAGATAACAATCTCTGGTCGAATTCCATATCGGTCAATGTGCGCGGTGGCCTTCTGAGCCATCGCATAGGATACAAGCACAACGGTCTGCTTGTCTTCTTGGGGCCAGTTCTTTCCGTCATAATCAACCACCTCATGGCTAGATAGTAAACGATTTAACTCTGTCTTCCACTGTGCTTTAAGGCCAGCGGGAATAAATATAATTATGTTTAAAAGTCCAAGGGCGCGGCTGGCAAGAATGGCAGAGATAGTTTTGCCTGTACCCATCTCATGCCCAAAGATACCGCGCCCTTGGTTGTCCAGCCAAAAGTGGACAGCGTCAAGCTGATGTTTATATGGAGTTACACCCAGAGATGACAGACTGTTTTCCCATCCAACACATATGCGAGAATGAAAATCATCTGTCTGGGTCTTTAAAACATCAGCGAGAGAACGGGCATGTAGACTAACCTGTTGGTTAAACTTTACTGAATATCCTTGGCCCTCAAGCGTAGGCTTTACGTCATTGGCAATGATGTCGTAAACGCTCATCCCAACTTCAGCTTCCATCCGTCCTATATTTACAACCCAGCTACGTTGGGCTGGCTTATAAGCACACTGTGGAATACGGCCAAGTATATCGGCCAATGCTGGTATGGGATTGGTGGGGCGTAGAACCAATTGGAGGTTTGGTTCCAAGGATACCTGTAAGGTCTGTGTCATTTGTCCGTCTGTTCATTTGTCTGTTTTGTCTGGTAACATTACAATGGGGGTTTGTGTCGGAAGTGTCAACACTATAATCTAAAAAAGATGGGCAAGATGCCAAAACACCTTGCCCACTTAGACAGACTGACAGGACGGGGGTAAGGGAGGAAGCCCCCTAAACCACTATATAAAGTGGTCTACTTCAGATTATAACACAGGTTGTTGAAACTTACTATGGAATGTTGACAACGTAATTTTGTTTTATCATATTCTCACAAGACACAGACTTGATAAGACAGTATAATAGGAAGCAACATGACAGAGGACAGACACACAATTACAGAATTTTTATCTACCCTACACCAGAACAAAACGTGCGGGGTACTGAGTTTTGAAGCACTGGGAGACAAGCGGGTTATGTATCGCGCCAATGGACGCAGTGCAGACAGCCTGTTTGAATGGATAGAAGAACAGACCCGTGCAAAGCGCGGAATATACATGAGGCAAGCACGGCTGGACCCAGAGAGTACAACCTGTCGAAAGACTGATGTGATGGAACTTACTCACATCTGGGTGGACATTGACGGCGCGGACGTAGACCGGCTGGATTATATAGTCAACGATTACAAGCCTACATATATAGTGCATAGCGGTGGGGGCTTGCACGTTTATTGGCGATTGAAAGAACCAGTGCGTGATGCCGTACAGTTTCAGAAAGCTGAGATTGTGATGAAGCAGTTGTCACAAGTATTGCTTGGGGACCCCGCGCCTACCCACATCGCCAGTCTGCTTCGCCTACCCTACACAATTAACTGGAAGTATGACCCGCCTGTCCAGTCAAGGGTAGCACACGTAGAACCGTGGCAAGAATATTCACTGTATGAATTAGAAGATATGGCCCTTGCAAATCAGGACCCCTATGAAAAGGTGGTTGGTTTTCTGACCAGCAATGTAAGAATGGGCATGACCAGTCAGGACTGGGAACGTGTCATCAACAACCTCTCGGTGTCGGGTTCAGCTAATGAATATGGCGGCAGAAACAATTGTGTTGTGAAGCTGGCCGGTTACTGGTCACGCAATGATATTAATCCAAAGACACAAATCAGAACACTCATGGACTACGGTTG